TCTCTTAACCAGTACCAATATCTATCTCCAGCATCATTTCTAGCAACAATCGAATCATGTCTTAACCTGAATAATGATAATTGAGAATTGTCTATTTGATAATTGTTAGGAAATGTAGATCCATTTGTAGCATTTTTGAATATTTGACAACCATAAACCATTATCTCATTCATCAATTCTATATCAGAATCGTACCATGTTCCTCCGGTCTCACATCCATTTGAAACTGCATTTTGTAAATGATTTCTATGCTTTAATATGTGACTTGTTTCAAAATCATTTTTTATTACTGTTTTAAATTGTGCTAAATTTGTTTTATACATCGCACTACCAATATAAGCTCCATCAGTTATATTACTAGCATTCATTTGTGCTGTTCCCATTATTCTTTCCGGTATCATCAAAACATGAGGTTTTGTACATTCTGTATCTCCCATGTGTAATCTATAATTAATATCGGCTACTAAATATTTTCTACCACTTGTTTTTCCTATGATATAATCTCCAACGAATATATCATCAAATGTTCCTGCTGCAATTTGTTTACTTAATGTCCCATCATAAAATAAATCAGTAATATCTTTTCCTCTATAAATACTATTATGTGCACCTGCATTTTTTTCTACAAGTGCAGTAAGTAATGTGGAAATTTTAACTTTTTTAGTTGTTCCATTTTCCACATCAACAACAGGTAATATATCTGTTGTTTGAAGATTCTTTAATTCTTCAAGTTCTGAAATTTTTTTAATTCCCATAATTGTAAAATCCTCCTTATTTTTTTACATTCCAACTACTAATCTTGTATTATCCTCTGTTGCAATATAATATCCATCTTCTGTTATAATTGGCGAAATTGCATCTTCTAAATTCTCTCTTGTTTCATTTAAAATAGTAGTTAAATTATCTATTTCTAATTGTATTTTTCCTGCTGCATCTTCTGACAACTGATTTTTCATCTTTTCAAACCAATTAGTAAACTCCTGTTCTTCAGTATTAAAGAAATTTGCCATAATATTTTTAAATTCTGTAAAATATGTATCGTGTTCCGCTTCTTGATCTTCATAATATTTCTTATATGCCTCTTGCCATTGTGCATATAATGTTGATGTATCAACTTGATATATTAAACTTGTAACCCAAGGACATTCACTACTACCTCTACAGTCTTTTATTAAGTCTTGTGTAATTTTTATACAAGATGGACTAATCGTAATATCAGCTAATCTAAATTCAATGATGTTTTCTTCAGTATTTATTGATGGATGTACTGGGTTGCTTGATGCAGTCCCTTTTCTATATACTATATTTCCTGCTCTTCCTAATTGAGTTTTATCCATTTGAGCTATAATACTGTCTATTCTAGTTAATACATCAGAATTTTGTGCTGTAGTTATTGTCAAATTGCTTGGATTTTCAAACCACTTATCCCCAATTAGTGCATAACCTGCTGAAACTATAATATTCATCCCATTATTTGCAGTAAAAACTTGCAAATAATCGGAAGGTTCACCTTTTGGAGTTGCAAAAACACCATTACTTATTAATTTTCTATATGGTCTATTCATATCATCTGCTGAATAAACACGATCATTATTTATCGCATCAAAAAAACCAGCAGTAACTTCAAATTTTACATCGTTTTCCATTTTTGCCTCCTATTCACTTTTTATATTTTGAAATGTCGGTTCCATTTTATATCCATTATCATCTATACTCTCTAATATTTCAGATATCCTAACATTAATTGAAATTCCGTATTCATTTACAATATTTACAATATCACCTAGATTATAATCATCTTTATATGTATAATTAGCTCCTATAATAACATCTCCTGTAAAAGATGTAATTGATTTATATTCAGACATTTTTTCATATCCAACACTTTTTAGGTTTTCAATATAAATATTATTACATAATACTACTTCAGTAATTTCTCCATCATCATTTTTTGTTAAAATAGCTATATTAGTTCCGTTTACTTGATAATATATTGTGCCATTTATATTCTTTTCATTACCATTAGGATAACTACTTAATAATTCATCATAATCAATTGAACTTGAAACATCTCTTGCATCCACATATAATTCATGTCTGTTAATTCCTGTCCCACTACCAATTGTAACAGTTTTTCTTTCTATTCCTTCGCCTTCTCCTGCAACAATAGCAATATTTTTTATATTGCTATCATCTTTGGTATAATCCGTTGTAGATATGTTATCATAGTTTTGTGAAAATTGAACATAATCACTTCTATCTTTCCCTTTATATAAAGAAAATACAAATTTTCTATCTTTTATAACAATTTTATATCCCCACTCGTAATTCTGACATAATTCTTGAATTTTTGTACCTACATAATCATAAGTAACTTGTTCTCTTATTGTTTCTTTAAATCCTACTTTATCTGCTAATACAAAGTTTTCTATTTTTCTTTCTTTGTTGGTAGGATTTATTATAGAATCCGTAATTAAAGTTCTTATATAATCTTCAACTAATCCATTAAAATTCGTTTGTTTGGCTACTATTCTTGAATTTAGTATATTTTTTATATCTGTACCTGTTATAATTAATTGATCTCCATTTTCTTCATCAGTTTTTATTTCAATTTTTGTTATTTCGCAAACCATATCGTCTTTTTTCCTAGCAATATATTTGCATTCTTTTATTTTTTTGATATTTTCAATAGTTGCAGAAATAACAAGTTCACAATCTCCCAATTCATTATATCTAGGAACCCATAAAATACTTGAATACATATCTATTATGTATTTTTTAATTAAATCTTTATCTAACAAATATAATTCATCCATATAATTCTATACCCCTAAATATACACGATAATATTTAAAACTAATATCCACTAGCATATCCTTCTCTCCATCATCAGCTAAAAAACTAAATCTATTATCTCCAATTCCTAATTGAAAAAATGTTGATTCACTTCTAACTTGTGGAATTAAATTATATTCAACCGCTTCTCTAGTTAAAATTACCGATTTTTTTCCTCTATTACAATTAATTATTAATTTATCATTTTTCATAAACTCATAATCAATTATAAAATTTTCTCCTGTTTCAATATTACGAATTTCTAGCTTATTTACAGTTCCCATAAATCCAATATTAATAATTAAACCTGTTTCACTTTCACTATCGTTTATAACATTTGTTACCTTTTCAAGATCTACAGAAGAAATTGCAATAGGTTGATTACTATTTATAGAAAATGGGAAAGAGAATTTTTTTATTGTTTTTGAAATACTTTGAACTATGGTATTAATATCTTTAAAATATGGATCAGGACATAAAATAGAAATCTGTGCAACTTGTTTTTGAACGAATATTGGAACTTCAAAAGTTTGCACATATCCTTCTATAAAAACATTTCTGTTATCATCTTCATAATAAATTTTACACCATTGTTTATTTCTAAAATATTTATAAAGTTTTAATCTATTTTGAGAAACATCTCCATTTATATATACTGTAATAACAATTTCCCTATTGGGAATTTTTGAACTATTAAAGGCAGAACCATCTCCATTTGCATAGGTTGAAGTATTTATATTAGCATTTGGAGGGGTTATTCCTTCTATATTTGCTATTTGATAATCTTCTTCGTTATCTGTTAATTCAAGGACTGCTCCTTTAATATTTTCAACTTTTAAAGTAAACATTTTTGATTTCCCTCCTATGCATTTACTAGATTTAATAAATTCCTTGTCTGCCTATATAATTCTAGTCTAGATGGTTGTTTTGGAGCATTTATTACTTGAGTAAAATTATTAACATTAGATGTTGAATTAGATATATTGTTAATATTAGAAGCATTGTTTTTCATTTCTTCTTTCATATCATTTGCAACAGCTTTTATCCAGCCTTTATTTCTTTCAAGAGGAACAACCGCTTCTGCTCCATTTCCTTCAAGTAAACCAACTTGTCCTTTTTCTAATACCCCACCTCTATATAATTTTGGTATATTTAATGTATTGATTCTTGATATATTTACACCTGGAATTGCATTGATTATTCCTATCGCACCGTTAATCATATTAATAAATCCATTTACTGTGTTTTCTATCATTCCTAATAATCCATTAATACCTGATTTAACAGCTCCACTAATTGCATTTCCTATATTAGTTCCAATGTTTGAAAATTTATCACTTATTGTATTCCATAATCCTCCGAAAAAATTACCAATATTGCTAAAAATACCAGTAATATTATTCCAAGCTTCTCTAAATCTATCTCCAAACCATCCTCCTACATTAGAAAATACATTTTGTATTCCTTGCCAAGCACCTTGAAAAAATGATCCTAATTGTTCAGGTAATTGTGCTAATCCTTGGAATATAGAACTAATTATCTGTGGCAACGCCTTTAATAATTCCAAGCATATAGTTGGTATTGCTTGAACTAATGCCATAAATAATTGAATTGCACCTTGTAGTAATACTGGTATATTTTGTATTAAAACATTAATTATAGTAGTAACAATAGTTGGTATTTGAGGAATAAGTGCTTGTATAATCAATGGTATTGCTTGAATAATAGCCATTAACAATTGCACTGCTCCTTGTAATACAATTGGTAAATTTTCAACTAAGCCAGTAATAATAGTATTTATTATTGTTGGAATTGCATCTACTAACGCAGGAATTATAAGTGGTATAGCTTCAACTATTGAATTTAATAATTGTACTGCTCCTTCTATCAATCTTGGAATTGCATCTGTTAATCCATATAAAATAGTATTTATTATTTCATCAAGATTTTCTGTTAATGCAGATATTATCTCAGGGATTGCTTCAATAATTCCCATAAAGAAACTAAAGGCTGCATCGATAAGATCTGGCAAACTGTCAACCAATACTCCAATAATCTGATTTACAACTTGTACTAATGCAATAACTAGGTTTGGAATTGCATCTGTTAATCCATTTACAAGACTTATAATAATTTGAACTCCTGCTTGAAGTAATTGTGGAATTGCCATCTGCAAAACATCTATTATTTGAGGTATAATACCAATTATTGCATCAACAACCGTTGGTAAAGCTTCAATTATTCCCTGTAGTAATTTATTCATTCCATCCATTACATCAGGTAATAGTTCTGTTATTAAATCAACAATTTGTGGGAATAACTCGATGAGTAATGATATAATACTATCAATTACAATTTTTACTTTTGGAACTATATTTTGAATAACAGTTCCTATACTATCTATTAAATTTTCCATTAAAGTATCAAAATTTGCATTTTCATCTGCCATGCCAGTTAATAAATTACTCCATGCAGACTTCATTGCTCCAATAGATCCTTGAATTGTTGTACTTGCTTCTTTTGCAGTAGTTCCTGTTATGCCCATATTATCTTGAACCAAATGTATAGCTTCAACAACATCAGCATAACTTTCAATTGTCAAATTTCCAGCTTGTCCTTGTGCTTTTGCTAATTTGTTAGCATCTCCAATAAGTCTTTCCATTTCACTTTTAGTTCCACCATATCCAAGCTTCAAATTATCAAGCATTGTATAGTTTTGTTTTGCAAAACCTTGATATGCATTTTGTATAGATTCCATTGATGTACCCATTTTATTTGCATTGTCAGACATATCTGTAATTGCTTTATCAGCTACTTCTGCTGATTTTGCAGTATCACCATTTAAACTTTGTAATAATGATGCAGAAAATGAAGTTACAGTGTCCATATATTCATTTGCAGAAAGCCCAGCAGTTTTATATGCATTATTAGCATAATTTTCTACAATGCCTGAGCTGTCCTTAAATAATGTTTCAACACCACCAACTAATTGCTCATAATCAGAATAACTAGCTATTGCCTGTTTACCAGCATTAAGTAAAGCACCACCTAATTTCAAAATCCCATTTATGCACCCTTCAACCGCATCTGCTGCTAAATTTGCTAATGCTCCTTTAAGAACTGTAAAACCACCATTTGAAGCATCATCTGCTGATTTCCCAGCACTATCGATACTTTTATCTAATTTATCAGCAGCACTATCAAGTTCCTGCATTTTGGTTTTATTATCATTTAAATCACCTGATAATGTTTTAATTTCTTTTGCTAAATTTTTGGCTTCTGATGAATTTTTACCATATTGTAGTACCGCATTCTTATATGCCTCTTTTGTATCATCTACCGCTTTTTGTTGATCGTCTATTGTGTCAGATAATTTACTTGTACTACTATTAGCTCTTTCTTCAGCTTTTTGTAAATTTTGTAATTGTGTACTATAATTACTGTATTCTTTTTCAATTTTATTTACCGCAGCCTCTTGATTGTTAATAGTAACTGTTAAATTCGATATTTGTTGTTTTATGCTTGAATGAGCTTGTTCTGCGGAACTCAATTGACTTTGTAAATTTCTAACTTCATCAGAATTTTCTCCATAGGCTCTTTTTGCATCTTCTAGTTTTTTCTTCAAATTTTCAATTTCACTAGCAGACTGCTTTTCATATTTTTGTGCAGTTTGTAACTGCGTTTGATATGATTGCAATTTACTAACTTGTGCTTCCATCGTAGATTTTAATTGTTTCAACTTTGCACTTAAACCATCTGTAGACTTTGTCCAATCATCCATACCAGAACTTGCTTTTTTAAATTCGGAATTTGCGAGTTTAATATAATTATTAGCTTCAGATATATTCTTTTTTAAATCCGATATATCCAATTTATATCGAGTTGTAATATCTTCTCCTTTTGCCACTTACTTTCCTCCTTTCATCAAGCAAACTAAAACCAGCTATCACTAGCTGGTCTTCTTATTTGTTTTTTCCTTTTATTTTTATTGTTTTGATTATTTGCTTCATCATAAATTCGTAATCTTCTAACTAATAGAAAAATCTCTCTCATTTTTTCTTTTCTTATTGAAAATGGACCAACCGTTGGAAAACGATTACATATTTCCATTTCAAGTTCAAAGAATATTTGATAGAGGGGAATAGCAGTATTCCCCTCTTCTAGTTTTTTCCATCATTTTCTTTTGTTATTTGATTTATAGAATAAGCTATAATTTCGGCTATAACATTCATTATTTCTTTTAATTTTGTATGTCTTAATTCTTCATCTGTTAATCCATCAAAAACTTCTTTTAGCAATGGTTTAACAATATTCATTGAACTTGCCAAAACTTTTGCAATTGCTTTTAGTAACTCTGCTTTGTTACTAGCTTGAATATTATCAATATCAATAACATCCAACAAATCTTCTACTGTTCCAAACATTAAATCGTAAGTTTCAGCAGTATATGTTTTTGTTATTTCTTTTTTGTCGTAGATATTTAATTTTAAATCCATATTTTTTTCCTCCTATTAGGCTTTTGCCTTTAAAGTATCTATTGTTGTAACAGTATCAAAGAATGTACTAACATCTGCTAGGTCTTTAGATAAATCAACATTAATAGCTTTTGCAGTTTTACCTGTTTTGGTGAATTTATGTGTTGTTGAAATTCCTGTATATGTTACTTCTTGACCGTTAGAGTCTGTTCCATCATTTTCTGTTGCATGTGTACTATCAGGAATACTAAATGTTCCTTTATGTCTCCAAACATATACTTCATCACCATTAGTTTTCTTTGTTTTATAACCAAGAGCAAAGTATTTGGTTTTTCTTTCTCCCTCAATTAATGTTCCTGTTGTTTCATCATAATCTTGTCCTGTTATAAATGCTAATTTATCTAATGGAAGTACAGATGTAGAACATTTTATTTCATCTGCACCAACAGAGTTGATTACAATTGCAGCCATATTATTATAATATTTTGATTCACTTGAATTACTTGTACTTTTTGAAATTTCTCCAACACCAGCTAATTCATATACCTCTCCTGTTTTGTAGCCTTCTCCTTCTTTATTATTATCAGATAATACTTCTGCCACAACTAAATCTGTGACACCTCTATACTCAACGATTTCATCTAAATTCTTATTCATATAGATTTTACCTCCTTATAAATTTTCTATTATTCTTACTGCTATACCTCTTCCAGTTTGTGTGGGTTCATCACTTTCAACATCATATCCTTTGCCACTCACAATAAACCCATCCCTTTTTAATTTTTCTTTTAAATTTAATAATTCTTTATCTATTAGGTCAGAATTGTTAGAATAAAATGCAACAATAAAAAGCCATACAATTTTATGTTCTTCATTATTGTAAAAAGCATCTCCATCAGAAGACATATTTTTAAAAGTGAAGTACGATTCAGGATAACCTTCTTCTTTATTCATCGTACCTTGTTGAAAATATGGATAATTCATGCTCTCTAATACTTTTGTTAATTTATCTTTCATTTACCCTTCCAACCTCCTTATTTCATTATTAAATATTTCTTGTTGTGCTTCTAATACTTCTTTTCTTGTGCTTGTACCAAAAATTGCATTATACATTTTTTTATCTTTTTTATGCTCTGCCATAATTCCAAGATTTTTTCCGTATTGGTTACTAACACTGTGGCTTTGTGTTCCATACATCAAAAAAATTGAAGCTAGTCCACCCTCGCTTATGCTAAAACCTACTTTTACACTTGCTAATGTACCAGCCCATTCAATTTCTGCTTCTTTTTTCAAAGCTTTTTCAGTTCTCTTAGTTTCATTATGTGGTGTAATCGCTTCTTGTGCTTTTTTTGTAATAATTTCGTGGGTTTTCTTTAATGATTTTTCTGATATATTTTTTGTATTTGCATTTAATTTATTAAGCCTTGCTATTGCTTCATTAAAACCCTCAAATTCCAAATAAGCCTTGTTACTCATACTAAGCACCACCTTTTAATCTTTTGACCTTAAATTTTAAAAATTGATGTCTTTGATTTATATCTTCAGGTTCATTTATTATATCGAATACAGCCTTATCTTCAGCTCTTGCAATTCTGCAAACACCAGTAATATCTGATCGATACATAGTTTCAATGTTTGCTGTATCTTCAATGGAATACACACCATTTACCGTTTTCTCCGTTCCACCATAAGTTTTAAAACTGCCAAAAAAAAGATTAATAGAATTACCATTTTTATCTTTTTCTGCTAATGCTTCATCAACAGTTGGATATTCCTTATTAGTGATACCCTTTTTTGTTGAAATCTTTGGTATAAGTAAAACAAGTGGAATAGGATTGGTTATATTTATTGAAAATCCACTCATTTTCCATCACCATCCTTATATGCTAGTTGAGTAGCTCTTTGCCAAAAGTATGATGATAAATTTGCTTTTTGAAAATATACATCATCAACACCTCTTGCAATCACACCAGCTGATTTTACATCATTAACAACAGATGATGGAATTCCTCCATCTATCATCAATTGTTGTATTTCAGCAATCCAATTTTTAAGAATTGTATCTTGGTAAGTTCCTGTAATTCCCAAGCATTCCTTTACTTTTTCTAACATATTACTGCTCCTTTTTTAGTCTACTTTTTCAACTAATCTTCTTGTATCAGATAATAATTCACTTGCTCTTTCTTTCTCAAATTCAACAATATCATTTTCTTTATAGTCTCTATCATTGTATTTGTCTGTAAATGCAATCCTAATTTTAAGTTTTATTTTTTCATTATCTGATCTTTTGTTGTTTGTCTTTCTACTTGTTTTTTCTTTCTCTTCTTGTTCTTCTAAATGTTCTGTCTTTTCTTCAGTTTTTTCTATAGATTCTTCATCTACATCAGTATTTTTTTCAATTGTAACTTCAGGTGAATTAACATCTATTACATCATTTTCCTTTAAATCTTCTCCTGATACAATATCATTTTCATTAATTACAACTTGTTCTTTTTCAACAATTTCATTTTTTTCAGCAGTTTCATCTGCTTGATTTTGTGTTTTTGCCATTTTATATACTCTCCTTTTTTAAAATAATGAATTAAGGGGATTCTCATCCCCTCATCTTACCCTTTTACAGATTTTTTTAATAAATAGATATAGTTTGTGTTTAATGGTTTACCATCTAAAATAACTAAACCTTTTGTAATCCATTTATTTTTATCTTCATCGAAATATCTCTTATATCCAAATGTCATATTTGAGTTAATACCATAAGCTTTTTCAGGAACCCAGAATATTCCAAAATATTCTCCATTTGCACATAAATCAAATGATTTGAATAAATCTTGTTCTGTTCTAAGTACAGGATATTCATTGAATTTATATTGTTTATCACTAGCATCAAATCCAGCCTTATTTATTGGTTGATTATTAGCATCTTTTAAAGTACATAAATTACCTACATAAGTTTGTTTTGCCATAGCAAATTCAGGATTAGCTCCTTCCATTCCTAAAGGTATATTAGCAAATAATTTTTTCTCCCATGCTGTCCAATCTGCAATTTCTTCTTCTGTAAATTCTATAATGTTACTTGCTGGTATTCTTTTTAATCCTGCTGCAACATCTGTAAGAATTCCAGTTGGTTGTGCATTTCCTGTACCTTTTAAAACTGCTATATCTCTAGCTTTTAAATAAGCAGTTAATAAAGCATTTATTAATTCTTTTTCAAATACTTCTACACTTAATATGCTTTGAAGTAATGATTGTGCTATTCTTATTTCTCCAATATGGTAAGAGAATACAACACTTCCTGTAGCTCCATCAACTTTTTGATCTTCGCTGACACCATGTTCTTTGTCAGCTCCATCTGTTCCACTCCATGTAAATGTTGCATCAAAGTCAGATATTGGAACTTCAACACCACCTTGAACATTTAACATACGAACTCTTGAAGAAAATTGTCCATATGAACCTTCTATTTTTTTAATTAATTCTTGTAATACTGTATGTGGAATCAATACTCCTAATGCATCACTTGTTACTTCTCCTGCTGCTCTTGTTTCAGTGCGATATTGTGTTAATATTTCATTTAATTTTGCACTTCTTGTTCCTGTTTGAGCATATTGTTTGAAAGCCATTCTATATTCCATTGAAGAAAGTATATCTTCTTCATTATTTGAAGCTTGTCCTCTTTGATTCATTTTTGCTCCTCCTATAACGTTTAAAACTGCATTTGGATTAAATCCATTTGCACTTCTTCCTTCATTTGCTTTATCATCTTTTTTGTCATCTTTGTTATCTTCTGCACCTTCATCTTTGCCATCATCATTTCCGTTGTCTTCTTCTAATTTTTTTAATTGCTCTTCTGCATCATTTATTTCATCACGCAAAGCTATTAAAGTTTCTCCTAGACTTCTTACTTCTGTAATGTCTTGTGAATTCTTCATTCTTTCCTCTTTTTCTTTTAACTCTTGTTTTTTTCTTTCAATTAATTTCTTTAAAAAATCTTTCATTTTAATTTCCTCCTAATAAATATTTAATTTTTAGCTTTTCAAGCTCTAATTGCTTTGGAGTAGTCTCCACCGCTCCACTTCTAGCAGTCTCCACCGCTAGGCGTGCAGTATCCACCGCACTTTTATCTCTAGCAGCTATCGAAGTATCTTCATATGTAGGAAATGTTACTGCACTAACTTCAACAACTGTTGAAATTGATTTTATATGTCTTGTTGGATAGTCTGTGTCTAGCCCTTCCCATTCTTCATCTTCTATTCCAAACATAAATGACATACCTGTTATGTCGCCACGCTCTATTGCACTATATAAATTTCTAGCCTCACTATTATTTTCTACATCTAGTTCTACTCTAATTTCCATACCTTCATCATCAACTGTTAATTGCATTGTAGAATTTTTTGTATTTTTCCTTGATCTTGCAAGTGGTATTTTAGATTGATCATGATTTACAAGAAATCTAACATCTTCCAGATTGGTTTTCTTCAAAGCCCCTCTTTCAATTATTTCTGCGAAAAAACCTCCTATGTCTGTTTTACTATCATACACAATTGGTCTTCCAACAATAATGTTTCCTTTCTTTTCATCCTTTTCTGCTCTAATTTCAAAGTCGTAATTTCTTCTAATTAGTTCATTCTTCATTTTTGTTACCTCCATCCTTTTTTATTTTGTTATTTTCTGCATTTGCTTTATTACTTGACATAGCAATTTGTCCTGCAAGTTCTGGAAGTGGTCGCATTCCAAATGCAGTTCTTAATTCATTTTTATAGCAACTTGCACTATCAACTAATACATCAAATAATTCTATTTTTTGACTTGTATCCATAAATATCAATTCATGTGGATACATCATAACTTTATTTTTGAAACCTTTTTCTCTATTTGTAAACATTGTCATTGTAAATGATTCGCCTGTCCTTTTTAAAATTGGTTCTAAACTTTTTTGATAAAATGCTTCATATTGTGGTTTAGTATAATCTCCTGTCAAAATTGGAAGCGAGACACCTATATTTCTCAATATCTTTTCATCTATGAATTTTAGTGTTGTAGCATCTACTAATTGTATTTTATTTTGTAGTGGGATGTATTCTCCCTTTATATCTAATGGCAAAAATCCACTTTCATTATTAGCTAGCCTTTTTTCTATCTCTTTGATGTTATTTTCCATCTTTCCATCATCCATTAATGTGTTATATTTAATAACTCCATTAATAGAAAAAGAACTTTTTAGTGCTTTTGCAACTCCTTGAAGCAATGTATTGTTTAATTCCAATGTTTTCAGTAATGCTCTATTATCAGGTTGTCCAAATTCGTTACCTCCCATGAATTCATTGATGGAATATCTATATCGTATATGTATTACATCTGAATATGCTAGCATTGTTTTGTATCCATTTCTGAAAGTAAATTCTATTCCAAGTTTACCTTCTGGATCTTGTAAAAATGTAACATTTGTTGGTTGTATTGGATAAAGTCCTGTATAATGCTTATTTCCCTTTATATCCTTATAATAAGTTGGAATTATAAAAGAGTTATAATTTAAAAATAATTGCCAATATACTTTTTCAAAGAAATCTGTTTGTGTCATTCTCTCATTTGGTTGATCTAATAATTTCTGTATCTCACTATTTTCTACTGGTACTAAATCACTTCCACTTTGCTTTATGTGAAATGGATTCGCTTTTGTCAACTCCGTAACTAAACAAGCTATAGCTTGTTGTACTACATCGCTTGCATAAATATCCTGCCCAAACTGCGAAAAAATGGGAGTGTACCCATTTAACATTTTTGCATAATTTATATTTGGTTTTGTTTTCTTAAATTTATTAATAAAATCAATTAATCCCATTTTGTTTACTCCTTACTTATTTATTAACTTGTGAAACTCGTTTCTGTAGCGTCTGTATATCTCGTATAAAATTATTAATGTTACAGCACCATCAATTCTCTTGCTAGCTTGTTTCTTTACTTTAACACACATAATATTACCTAGATTATCCATTTCAATTGCTGCATTTCCAAGGCACCATCTATCCATTTCATTTTCATTGTAATTTATTACTTGGTCTTTTAAGTCTGCCTCTACCAATTTCATTGCATTAGACAAAACTTTACCTTGTAATATCATTTCTGTTTCAAGACTGTATTCTCCCATTCTGTCTGTAAATGATTTTGAGAACCTTTGGTCATAACCTGTCATATATGTTTTTATGTTATAGTTTTTGTACAGTGAATAAAACCAGTCCGCAACCTTTGATAAATCAATTTCATTTCCTTCGTGTATTGTAAGTATTCCTTTTTTTGCCCACTCTTCATATTTTGCTCCTGCTTCTTTATCGTTACTATCTTGAAGTTTGCTTTCTGGTATCCAATAATGTGTATGAACATATTTTGTTTTGCAGTCTGGCTTCATTAATAATATTTTTGCATTTGATAAGTCAGTAGTTGCAGATAGATCAACTGCCCCCAAACAAAAAGAACCTCTAAACTCTTCAAGTTCAAAAGGTTCTGTTACATAACAGTAATCTTCATTCATTAACCATGCTTGAGCATTGTTTTGTTTTATATTAAAGTCCTTACAAAGTGTGTGCATTCTTTTCGATTTAGACTTTTTGGATTTTTCAATTTCTGTTCGTAGTGATTTCCATTTCTTCACTACTCCTAAACCGTGGATTTGATTTATACCAACTTTGTTCATCCTGCCATATTTCCTCTTCACTATCTTGCGTGTATAACCATGGCAAATAATGAATATCATCCGTTTCATCAAATATTACTTCTCTTGCATATACTAATTCATGATCTAAATATCCATCATTGATAAATCCTTCCGTTGTCAAGTTGATGAATAATGGCTCATCTTTTGTTGACATTGATTTCTGCCCTGCTTCTGCTATTTCATCATTTGGTGCATCGTGGCTTTCATCCATATACATTTTATCTATATTTCTACCATCTTTATTTTGCGTTTTACTTGACATTTTAAATATTGTTATATTTTTCTTTGTATTGCAAATTTGTGACATGTTTTTATGTGTAATTTTTGAATGTGGATCTATTCTTTTCCTCATATTGTCTACTTCATTCCATAACAAACTAGCTTGCTTGTCATCATTTGAGGCACAAACTATATCCATACCACCTTCGCCAATTCTCAAATCTGTGTGTGCATCTGCTGCCATAAGTGTTGTTTTTCCATTTTTTCTTGCTATTAGTAAAAGTATATTTTGAAATCGCCTTACCCATCGTTTTAATTCTTCATCATATACTTTAAATGAATAAATTGTTTCTATAAATGCTTTTTCCCATAATAGTAATTGCATTGGCATATTATAAAATGGCTTTTTACTTTGTAAACATAGATTTTCCATAAATTCTATTCTTAAATGGCTTTCTTCTAAATCATATCTATATCGTGGATCATCTAAATCTCTTATCAATTTTTGTAATTCTGTTTTTAACTCTAATCCTACAATTATATTTCCTTTTTGAATTTCACTATAATATTCTTTTAAATAATTAACTTCCTCCATATTTTTTTCTTTGCTCCAAAAACTTTTGTACAGGATCCTCTTCTATTTCATGGCCATTAATCATTGAATACACCATTCTTATTGCATTCATATAACTTTGAGAATGCTCTTTATATAGTTTTGCTGCCTTAGTCACTTTTTGTTTAGTTGGATCTTTGGGATGAATTCTAATAAATGGCATTTTCTTTAGCTCTTCCATTCTTTCTTCCAAAAAAGCTATATCATCTAAAAGTGGATTGATTAATTCCTTCTTATTTGTTTCTACATCCTTAAAAATTTCATCTAACTTTTCTCTTCTTGTCATAAAAACACCTTTCTTTCTGTATCTTCTTTTTTGAAATCCAAAAAAAATGAATTTTTTGCCTCGTGTGAAAAAGAGGAGAT